ACTCTCCTTACAGCCAAGAAGCATATTTCTTGGTTTTCAGTTTGCGGTCGTCGAGGCCATGCGTGCCCCCATTAATCCGCTTCGTCAGCGCAAGTATTGCACCGTCGCCAACGCCTTGGTCGCAAATACCCCACAGCTTGTTCCGGTCGAAGAACCAAAGCGCGCTCTCGAAGCACAGTTCGCCGGCCACAAGGTCAGGATTGTCCATCACGTCGGGGCGACCAATGTAGTTGGCAAATGCTTGGTAGTTGTCCTTGCCGGTTAGCTGGAGCGCGCCACGACCACGGAACTTCCAGCCGTCGCCGCTGCTCTCAGGACCGTTGCCCATGCGGTTAGCGTAGACGCGGTTGGCAATTTTCATCGGCTGGCGTTCGTAAGCGCGGGCCAGTGCATCGGTCGGGAAGTACTTACCAAAGATGCCGCGCAGACCCTTCGCGCTGTAGTTCAGGTTCTCGCTGAACGCCTTGAAGCCGCCCGACTCATGCGCCGTTTGAGCAAAGAAATGTGCAGCCCGATGAGGTGATAGTTTATAAAAAGCCGCAGCCGTTTTAAATGTACCCGGACCGAACGCACCATCTGCATGACACCCACATTTATGTTGAAGGTTTAAAAGGCTCATTTACCCGCACTCCGCCAATCAGGAAAGTCACTTTCGTCAACCACGCCGTCACCGTTGGCGTCGTAGCGCAAGTCGTTGCGGTACTTCTCCCACGGGGCGAGGTCGTCGTCATCGTCTTCTTCAGGCTCGTCGATAAAGACTGTGCCTTGCGGATCGTCGTACACCTTCGGCGCCATCGCTGGCGTCAGTTCAAGCGGCGCTTCTGGCTCTGGCGCCGGCGCAGGCTCAGGGTCGGTGTCACGGGCGTTAGCGTTGAGGCTCAGGCCGCCCAGCAGTCCGACAAGCGCGCCGATGATGGTCTGGAACGCAGGGTTAATCATCTCAAGGACGGCAGTGCTGTCCACGACATCGTTAGGCACGAACATGCCGACGACCAGCGCCAGCACGACGACAAGGATAACTGCCGACAGCGTAACGATTGCCACGCGAACGACAAACTCAACGGTGTCGTTGACGCCGTCGTGCTTGCTTTCAAAACTATTCAGGAAGCTCATCTTCTTCGTCCTTCTTCTTTTGCATAGCGCCGCTGCCCTGACCCGCCATAAGTCCTGCCAACGCCCCGACAATGAACGTCGCTATCGGGTTAATCAACTTGAAAAACTCAGCGTCGTTAGGGGACTGCCCTTCCATCGGCTGCGACACAAACACCAACGAGTATAGCACGGTCGCAACGATGAACGTCAGCGTCAGCGACAGGACGATCCCGACGATGAACCGCAGCAATTCCTCCGGCGTCCATTCACTTCTCGGCTTCATGTTCTTCTTCGCCTGTATTGATTAGCCATTCGGTGCAGTAGCCCATAGCGATGCAGCGCGGCTTCTTGCAGAGTTCGTCTTCCCAATTCGCAGGGTCTTGGCAATCGTAGCGGTAGCGGTCTTCGCAGCCAGCAAGCACCAGCGCCGCCAGTAGTAGACTGACTATACGCATACGCCCTCTAGCCGGCCTTTTGCAGCACGTTCATTAGTATGCCGATTAGCAATACGATGATTGTGCCGGCGGAAGTCATGCCGACTTTTTCAATACGCTTCATCCGCGCGCAGATACTCTCGTACCTGAACGCGCAGACCTGTTCGTGCGTGTTAAGTTGCGCTTGTGTTTCGTCGATAGTAGCCATTGTTAGCGTCTCATGGAGTTAAGATTTACAAACTGCTTTTCTTTAGGTAGCCTGCCATATATCGGCACGGCATACCCTTCAGAAAAATCTACATCTACCAGTGGTTCACCGGAGTCAGGGTCTATGTCGGGAAAGTTATACTGCTGTGCGACTTGCGCGGCTATCTGCGGCCTAAACATTTCGCGGGCAGGTGTACCCCGCGCCTGATCCAACATTTTATTGACTTTACCGAGCGCCATTTTATTAGCCGCCGCGCGCGACGCAAGCCCGCCGCCGGCTATAGTGGCGCCTAGCAACGCAAGACCCGGAGAACCACTATACATAGCTGAACCGGCGCCCGTTAATGCGGCTGCCGCCGGTAACGAGCGAACTACCTGCTGCGGCGTCGTAGGCAGGGTCGGCCCAAACGTCCCAAGCCCTTGAAGCGTTGACAACCCGCCAGTGCCGCGGCCCAAATCTTTTATTTGTTTTTGAATGGTAGGATCAAAAGCCCGCTTTTTTCTTTCGCTTTTACTTACCGACCGCGCCGCCGCCCGTATCGTATTAGCGGACAGCCCTTCCGCAGTATCGGTTGCTTTCTCTACTATCATATTTTTGATATTGTCAGCTTGGCTTTTGCGGCGATACGCCGTCCGCGCTTCTTTTATAGCGGATGCTGCGCCGGGGGCATCGCCAGCTATGACAGCGTTGGCGGGCGGCGCGTCAACAAAGTCGTCAATCTGCCGAATAATATTGGATGTTAAGCGGCGCTCGTCTTTATCAAGGCTACTCCCAGCGGTCCGCGCGACGCGACGTAAAATTTCCATTTGTGAAAACGAAATCGGCGTATTATTTTTTTGAGCATCAGCTATAACCTCATCTATACGCTGTAAAACGCGGTTCACCCTTGGGTGGAGAACCTCATCAAACTGCACTTTAGGGTCGGAAAGCGACGTGCGAATGTTCTGGGTTAGTTGTGAAATAGCAGCGGGGTCGAATTGAACACCAGCTTCCTCTGCGCGCAAATACGCCGCATTTGTTAGCTGCTCTAATTGATCAGACGTGACAGGTGTAGCGCGGGGGGTTGCCATCCGACCGCCGGCCATGCCGCCGGCCACCGACAAGCCAAACTGTGCAAGAGGATTTTCTATACCTGCGTACTCGCGGCCAATCGTAGGGGCCGCAGCAGCGCCAGCGCCAGCCGCAGTTTGCACGCCGGGACCGCGGCCAAGTTCCTGCATGACGTTGCGAGTTACGCCGGGCGCAGTAGTTTGTGCAAGTTCTCTAAATGCTGTTGCGCCGCTTAGACCCCCGCCAGCGCCTTCGACAGTACGGAACAAAACTTCCTGTTCAGGTGTCTGCGGTCTACGTCCAATACCAACAGTCTCATACCCACGGCGGATTGTCTCTGACGGCAGCGGAATAGTTTTAGCGTCAAACGCAGGGGCGAACACGTTATATATGGATGTACCAAGGTCAGCAATGCCCAGCGACGTTACACCGGCAGCAGCGCCGAGAGGCGCGCCAAGACCGCCGGTGGGGATGCCGGTTGCCGCAGCACCTAACCCCGCTGCCGTAGCGTAAGGCAACAGTGCGCTGGATATAACACCCGCGTATTGTGCAGCCGAACGGTCGGGGGCGGGTTTGGTTGGGACGCCCGAAAGATAATTAATAATTTCTGCGTCAGTATATCCGGCTTCGCGCGCGGCAGCGGTGTCGAACGCATCTTCAGTGGCTAGATACTCAGCAATTTCTGCGTCAGTGTAGCCAGCAACGCGCGCACCTTCGACATCAAACTTAGCCATGTTTACTTCCTACGGAAAGAGTCGAGAGCCGGTTTACCTTTGGACCCGCCAGTTGGTGTACCTTTTGGTTTTACGTATGTCATGCCAGCGCCGCGCACAAGTATCGGCAAGACTACGTTTTGCCATTTTGCCAGACGTTCGTTAGCGGGCGTGTTGGGGTCAGCTATATCACCCATCGTGCTAGCTATTAAGCGGACGTCAGCGTCTGAGATTTGCGCGCCTAACTTACCGCGCAACTTTTCAAACGTCATATTATCTTTTATTGACGCTAGTTGGCCTATTGCCACGCGCCCCGGCGTAGATTCGCCAAAGAAACCAACTATGTCGGAACCAATCTTTTCCAAGCCGCCGCTAGTAGATGCTTTGATTAACGCTGAAACTGAGTCTTCGCCCGTTTTTTCGTTGTAATCAAACAAATCAAGGGTTTTCTTAAATCCTTTCTGGCGCTGTTGTTCACCGATAGTTTGCGATTTGGGCGCCGCGCTTGTAGGTGTACCCGCGCCTGTCGATGTGCCTGTGCCTGTACGTGGAGGTGTAGCGGTTGCGCCGGTAGGCGCGCCAGCGCCGCCAAACACAGTCCTAACATACTTACGTGTTTCTAGCGGGACATGGTTAATCCAGCCGTTAGCACCACCTTTTTTCAGCGCGCTACGCACGGCGCCGGGGCCAGCGTTGTACGCAGCCGCCGCCAACTTTTCGTCGCCGCCGAAGTCACGTAACTGCTTTTCATAGTATGCTTTGCCGAGCGCAAGGTTATACTCAGGATCGTTGCGGTAGCGGTTGTCATCGAACGGAAGTCCTGCCAACTTAGCCGCTTCTGGCGCCGTGCCCGGCATAACCTGAGCAATACCAATAGCGCCTGCCGATGACGTGAGCGGGCGACCGTTGCGGTCAAACTGCTTACCGCGAGACTCCGCCTGTATCATTCTACTAAACGTATTACCGCCAGCGCCCGGCGTGCCGAGGCTGATCGACGGGCCGCCAACAGCGGGGGATGGCTGCTCCATCCGAGGCTGCACAAGGGGCGCGCCTGTGCCAGCGCCAACCGCGTATGGCGACCTAACGCCAGTGCTGGCGAAAGTAGGTTCGCGTGCCGGAAGACTGCGGTTTTGAGTTGGGTCGCCAATAAGGGCTTCGGCGGCTACGCCGGTAACTGGGTTTACGTTATACAAGGTGCTGTCAACAACTTGTTGGGTCATTTTAACCGGTTCTGGCGCTGCCGTAAACCGGAACAGTTCTTGACCCATAATAGGTGACGCAGGGTTAGCGTCGTAGAACACCGTAGCGTCGCCTACCTTTTCTGATTTTACTTCAGGCATCACAAATTTAAGCGCCGCGCGCGCGGGTTCCGACTGCGCGATAAATTGCATCACAAATAGTTTGCGTGCATTTGGGTCAGGTATATCCTGTATCTGTTTTAGTATGGGGCCAAATTTGTCCTGTTCCATCCCAACCGAGGCAAAAGTTTGCCCAGCCTGCATTATGGTTTCGTTGGATGGATCGCGCAATATGCCCACCAAGCCGGTGCCTAATGCGCCCGCTACTCTTGCGGGTTGCTCCGCGCCGAACTTTGCCACGTCGCGCGCTTCGGCTGCCTGCGCGTATTGCATCTCCTGACGTGTGCGCTGGGCTTGAAGGGCCGCAGCTTCTGCTTGACGCGCCATATTCATCATGTTTGAATACTGCGCGGTCTGACGCGCAGGATCAGGAAGCTGAGGGTTACGCGCCTGAAGGGCTATCATTTGGTTTGGCATGATTTATCCGTCGTCTGAAAGTGGGTTGATGCCGCCGCTACCGGGTGTTCTGTTTTTATAGTACTGCATAATGGCGTTGTTCATAGGTGCATTGGCTGCGTATCCACCTATCTGACCCAACGCGTTTGTCAGCGCGTTAGCAGAGCCGATGTAACCAGATGCGCGGGCTTGACCTGCGTTATATATGTTTGATGCTTGGTTCTGACCCATCTGTCCAGCAGCACCCGTAAGCACGTTAGTGGCGGACTGACCCGAACCCATCAGCGATTGCAGCGGATTAAGACGCGCCGACCGCTCGACCTGATAGCGGTTAAACGCGTTCTGATATTCTTGGCTGGCTAAGTCTTGGCCGAAACGCTGCACACCCTTCAGAGTGGAGCCGGACAACAGATTGCCGCGCGCGGCTGCCGACCGCTCTAGCGCCTTCATGCCTTCCGCTTGGCGAAAAGCATAGCCGGGGTCTTGCTGGAATTGATCAGTACCAAAGGCTTTCGCCATACTGCCGTAGCCAGCGGCGGTATTGTCACCGCCGATACCTAGTAGCCGCATAAGTTCATTTTGCGCGGTAAGGCCACCTTCACGAAATGGCGCTTGCAGTTCCGTTTGCCGCTGGAACATCCGCTCCTGCGCTGCGGTCGCGTCTTGCGCCGCGCGCTCTTGCGTTGCTGCTGCTTTTTTAGCTGCTTTTCCCGATATGGCGGCACCGCCAATTGCGGCTGTAGCTGTTATAGCTGCTGCTGCTGCTAGACCCATTTTACGCTTCCTTCAGTTGCAAACGGTACGCACTACCGTGATCTTGCGCGCCGAGGCGCTTGTATAGCATGGAAATACGGGGGCCGGAACCCCTTTTCCCTGCCTCAAAAAACACTTCGTCAACCCCTTTATTTTTTAGTTCATTAATTGCTTCGCGTTGCAGTTTCAATCCCAGACCGGGGAACTCTGGCGACGCGAAGAATGTGGTGTTCGTAGCGGATAAAATGTCTGGGGAAGTCAGCGACGGCGATATTAGCGTCATCAGATAACCAAACATACGACCATTACACCGCGCAGTCATTATCTGCATAGCGCCAACATTGTCCAGCGCGCGCATCAGCGGCAAGTTTTTATTCTGCCAGTTGCCCGGTGTCTCGCCGACGCCCACAAGATGTTCGTCAAATAGCTTATCGGCATCCTGCACCCAGCTATCAAAGTCTTCTGTCTGAAAAGTGATGCCTTCGGGCGGCTCGTCTACTTTCGGCGTTAGCGCCGCTATCGTCTGGTGTTTGGCAATCGACGCCAGCTTTTCCATCGCTGGCGCGTATGCTGCATAGTGACGCATCATGGCTGGCATACTGATCTGGATGTTGACAGGCGCTATCTGCGCCCAATGCGCGGAGTCATGCGGCTGCTGAAGGCAATGCTCGAATACAGCAGCGCAAGTGTCTTCTTCATTCAGGCTGTCAAACGACACTGACAAGACGTTGGGCAACCGCGCCTCTATCTGGTCTAGGCTGCGGTCCAGCTTCAGCAGTACGGCGTCAAGTTTATCGCGGTCAAACTGCGTGCCGGGTATGCTCATCAGACTTTCAACAACTTCGTCGCGGGGCCGGCGTACAACCAGAACGCGGGCGTCAGGGGCAAACCGCTCTAGCAGTCTCCACCAAGGCGCGCCGGCTGTCTCCGCAGTGCCAATGTTAGGCTGCGAGAACCATGCCTGCACATCGTCAAGGCTACGCATATGCCGTAACTCTTCGTGGCCGCACATCCATTCACCATAAGTCAGAAAACGGGACAGCCAAGCTGATCGCGATCTGGGTAATGAAAATACGACGAAGGGCGGCATTAGCTAACCAGACGGCCTGACGCGCGGATGTTGATGGCGGACGCCGTGCCAGCGATTGTGCTGATGAAGCCATTGTTAGGCAGCACATGACCAACCAGTTCAGGAAACGTATACGTCTCTGATGGCTGGAGCGTCTTGGTCTTAACAATCAAGTTGTCGTTACCGGCGCTGCCCGCAGCCGTCACAAGGTTGACGCTGATCGTCGCTGCGCTGACGCTGTAGTTAGTTGCGGTGAACTTGTCGATGATCGTCTGCACGCCGTTCGACGTGTACTGCGTCGTCTGGCTGTTCTCCGCTGTCTTAGCGGGAATGATGTTACTAATAGATACGGCCATATTATGTCTCCAAAGAACTTATGTTGTCTGTCACCGTCAAAATGATTGACGGAACGGAAGGGTGTACGGCAGACGCCGCTTCAGCTAACAAAATAACAGATGTGTCGTCCACTTCCCACATTAATTCGATGTAGTCGCCAGCGTTTAGTTGGATGACGTAATTCCATGCAGCCAAAATTTCAGCGTTATTACCTTGTATGCGGATTTGACCGGCGCTGTCAGGGACGTTAACGCCGTTCTTGCGTAACCATATCCACACCAAACCGACACCGCCCGCCGTTTTATCTAGCTGCGCGGAGAACTGCACGTTGTAGACATTTGGCCGGTCAACAAAGATGCGCGACGTTGGTGTGCCGCGGGTGACGCCTACCGACAAATCAGTGGTGTTGAACGTCATGGCGTAGGCTGTGTTGATTGCTGCCGCTGTCTGTGATGTCGTGTCATAGAAAGAACCGTAGCGCGGCGACCGAAACTCTTTTGGTGGCGGCGACAGCGCCAGCGCCTGCAACTGCGATTGGATAACCGCGATGTCGCTTTCCGTAGCAGCCGGCGGCGTGACGCCGGTGGCCTGCGCCAGACTGTTTACCTTGGCATCCACGTCAGCCGTAGCAGAACAGCAGTCAGGGGCGCTTTCGGTTGTCTGCGCCAACGACTCCAGCATGGCGTCATAGGACGCTATCAGCGACGTAGCGTCCGGCGCTAACTCGACTTCGTCTTGGTTGGTCTGCGTAGCTGTCAACAGCGATAGGAAGAACCGATACCATTCACGGCTAATCGCGCCTGACCGTTCGTCGATCAGGGCCACACGCGGCGGCGTTAGCTGTGTAGGATTGATCGGCGAATACGCCATTAGGCAGTCGTTCCGCTGAGCAGCAGTTCAGCGCCCATGATGTAAATCCGTACAGGGTCGGTGCCTGACACTTCGTAGACGCGGTCGCGTATCTTCATCGTCGCGCCAAGGCGGCGCCAAATGGTACGATAGCCAGAACGGCCAATACGGCCCATCGACTTCCAGTGTTCGCTGGACCATGTGTGCCCGCCGTCGTCCGACCAGCGCAGCATGGCTTGCGGATTGCTGCCTTGGCCGTTGTTCAGGCCCACGCCTGTCTCGCAGTCAAGCTGCATGGAGTGCTGGATAGTACGCGCAAGGTTGTTAGCGCCCGTCGGCAGCGCACGCCATGACCGCAGCCATTTCTGCGGTGCGCCATCGTCAGCGTATACGTTCAGGTCGAATGAATAAATCTTGCCGTTCTGATAGTCGCCGACCACCGTAGTGGCGTTGAAGAACATCTGACTGCTGGCGCGGTGACGGTTAAACTCACCGTTAGCGAACGACGCCCGCTCATGCCATGCGCCGGTGGCGACATCATACACCCATGTGGTGTTGGCGGTGGGGAAGTTCAGAACGTAGAAGCTGTGGCCGTCCTGCTGATACGTGTAGCCGGTTGCGTCCGAAATGTCGGCATACTCTTGCATCTGCCATTCGATAGCGTGCGTAGACACACGCTGACCGATGTAGCCAGCGGCCCTGTAGACGATCCCTTGACCGCGCGCGTCCTTGCCTAGCCAATAGACTTGATTGTCCATCTTGGCGATGCTGTACGGCGCCGCGCAGCCTAGTTCGTTGAACGCGCCTTGGATACGCGTCAGCGGGAAGTCGAGCAGCCCTGCGTCGTACCAGACTTCGGTCGAGTTGGTGCCGAACACCCACACTTCGCGGTGGTCAACAAATATAGCGACCACATTGTCAGGGTTGCCTTCGGCGCTGGCAAACTCCAGCGGATCAACAGACAGGCCGTCAAGCAGCGATGTAACCCAGATTTTCTGCGTGCCGGGTTCGTTGAACGTAAAATAGCCGTCGATGTAGCCGACCGTGCCGGCGCCGGGGAAGTCAGGGTCGGTGATCTGCTGGAACACATCGGTGTTGGCGTTGTAGATGTAACCTAGCGGGTTAGCAGCTATGAATAGCTGCGTGCCGTTGTCAGCCATGCTGACAGGGCCAGTGCCGCCTACAGTGCCTTTGGCGACCGCGTTCCAGTTGCTGTCGATCTGATACAGCGTAGGGCCAGATACGGCATAGCCGTAGTCGCCATAGGTCCACAGCCCGCGGATAGGACCGATGCCAACAGTTGCTAGGGTAGTCAGCCCCGGCGCGCGCTGAAGGAACGCTGGTTCCTTGCCGCCTTCTGGGACAATCTCAGGAAATAGGTTAACCATGCGGTTGTCGGCGGCGTTGACGCTTCTAGCGACATACGCCGACCCAAGGATCGGCGTCTTCATTAGTAGTTCCCAGCGTAGATGTTGAACCGCTGACGTGAAGCAATCAGGCTGTACGGTATCGACATGATGTCATCAGGGTTGTTGATGCGCTTGATGTTACGCTTCGACGACATCGCCAAACGGCGGACTTGCGACGAAGGCTCCGTGCCAAACTCAGGGGCCATTTCGCAGGCCAAGTTATAACGGAACGCACGCAGATAGCCGGGCGGGAAATGTAGTTGCGTTGCCAGCGTCGCAGGCTGCGTCAGTTCTTCAACCGAAATGAAATGCCATGTCAGGTCCGCTGTGGGGCGCGGATAAATAAACATTTCAATGTCAGGGTACGTCATGTTGACGAAAATAACTTGCGGAAATGTCGATGTGACGGACTTGACCGCGATACCGTTATACTGCTGCTGGTTGATAAATTTGATGCCGTAGCTGACGCCGGTGCCGGGCTGGACGAAGTACGTCGATTCATCAAGCAGGACAGGGCGGTTGCCGACGAAGTCGCCGGAAGGCCCAAGCGTGCGCGATATTTGCCCTGCGGGCCATGTGAATATTTGGTCTTGTGTTGCAAAGACGGACAGGCGCTCTGTGTTCCAGCTATCAATCATCTGGTTCATGGCGCGCAGTGCGTCTTGCGATGTCTCAGCCGATGGAACTTCGCCTTCTGCCAGAACACCTAGAAGCCTAAGCGATCCGTTGATTATGTCCCCAGCCGTATCCATTGGTTAGTCTTCCTGCGTTGTGCGGCGGCGACCTTTGGCTGCCGGCATTTCGTTTACTGGCGCCTCTACAGGCGCGTTAGGATTATAGCGTTCCCAACCAAAATATTCATCAGAAATCGCTTCTTCTTCTGAAATAGCGACTTTTGCGCCGTGGACTTCGTGAACAAGATATATAGCAGCCATAGAAACTCCGTAAAATGGACGGCCCGAAAGCCGTCCACTATATTAGCTGATCGCCATGAACTGCCACTTGGTGCCGTCCGCATAGAACAGCTTGCCACGGCCAGTAGCGTTCGTCGTAATGCCGAGCGAACCTACAGGTGCGGAAGTGGTTGTTGTGTTAGCGGTAATCGCCGTGCTGAGAATGTAAACACCTGCGTTAAGATTGGCGGCTACTTCGTCGCCTGTTGTTTCGATTGTCGAAGCAACAACGCCGCCGTTGGCGACGATAGCGCCGGTGGCGACGATAGCGCCGCTAACCGTGACGCTTTCAAACTCAGGGTCGGCGTAAGCAACGCCTACTGCTTTAGTATTGGGCATAATTGTTCTCCTGAAAAGGATGCCCCGACCGTAGCCGGGGCAAACCTATTAGCCAGCAATGCGGTACAGGTTGTACGTTGTCGCGCTGGTTTTAACAGCACGGAACAACACGCTGCGCGATGCAACGCCTGTACCAACGCCAACCAGCGTCCAGCCTGTGCCTGCCGTGATGGTAGGAACGCCGGTGCTGGTAGCAATCAAAGCAAACTCAAACGACGAGTTAACTTTGGCGCTGCTAACGTCAGCGTCAACAACGCTAACAGCAGGAAGCGCAAGGTCAGCAGTGCTGCTTGACGTGTATACAACTGCGCCACCAGCCAAATCGGCAGTGGTCAGTGTAGCGGCTGCGGTGTACGCGGTAGGGATTGCGGATACGCCCAGCGTGACTTCGCCGAGGTTGCCGTCGCCAACTTGATAACCGCCGGCGCCATTAGGTAGAATAGCCATGATAAAAATCCTTTAAAAAGTTTGGCCCCCGGCGAACCGAGGGCCATGTTTAAATTAGCCCCACATCCGGACGGCCATTTGCGGACGGATCGTGCTGTAGCCATACAGAACGTCAATACGGCAAGGCATACGGTCGTTGTTGATGTCGTACTGACGAACAACGCGAAGCGAGATGCCGTTGTGTACCTGACGCGAAGCCATATCTACGCCTTGTGGGAGCAGAAGGTCGGCGGTTGCGAAGGTGATGGCATCCTTGTGGTAGATGAGGTTCTGCGCGTATTGCGAGTTGGATGCACCAACGAACACAACTGCTTGGCTGTTGGCAGGCAGTGCATTGACGGTAGCAAGCGCGTGACCAGCCGAGTAGATCGGTGCAACAGTGATGCTGCCTGCGCCAGAGCCGTTGAGCAAGACATCAGCCAATGCAACGAACTGGAACAACGAACCTGTGCTTTCACGGGTCTGTGGGTTGACAGCAAAGCAACCGTTTACAGTGAACACGTCACCAGCCTTGACGGTGTCGTTAGCGCCAGCGCCAGTGATGGCGATGGTGGTTGCGCCTTCTGCCGTTACAGCAGCCGAAGTCGAACCGCCAGTTGC